ATCAGAATTAATAACGTATACGGGTAATAGTGGCGGAACCTTATCTGGACTAACTAGAGGTGCCTTAGGAACAACTGCTGCATCTCATAGTTCAGGTGCAACTGTTACAGATGCATCAAATTTTTTTTCATGGAATGCTGCAGCATCAGGTGATATTGTTACAGCACCTGGTTTATGGTCGTTAGATAATTTTGGTAACAAACTTATAGCAACTATTAATGGTGGTGAAAGTTTTGAGTGGGACTCTAATCCTACAGGAGCAAACAATACTAGAGCTACTATTATAACTGGTGCACCAACTGCATCATCATTTACTCTTACATCTACTCCCGATAGACACTTAATATTTTTTGGAACAGAAACAACCATTGGAACAAAATCTACACAAGACCCAATGTTTATTAGATTCTCATCTCAAGAAGATATTAATACTTACACACCATCAGCAACAAACACAGCTGGTACACAAAGACTTGCAGATGGATCTAAAATTGTAGGAGCGATAAGAGGTCGTGATGCAATTTACGTTTGGACAGATACTGCTTTATTTACCATGAGATTTGTTGGACCTCCATTTACTTTCTCGTTCCAACAAGTTGGTACTAACTGTGGATTGATTGGACAAAACGCAGCTGTTGAAGTTGATGGTACAGCTTATTGGATGTCAGAGAATGGTTTCTTTAGATATGCAGGTAGACTAGAATCATTACCATGTTTAGTTGAGGACCATGTATTTGATGACATAAACACTATTCCAAAACAACATATTAATGCTGGTTTAAATAACTTGTTTGGTGAAGTAATATGGTTTTATCCAAACTCTGGTTCTGGTGTTGTTAATAGAATGGTTTCATTTAATTATTTAGATTCAAGCCCTGAACGTCCAGTATGGACAACTGGCACATTAGCTAGAACTGCATGGCAAGACTCTGCTATATTTGGAAAACCACACGCAACAGAATATGACTCAAGTGCAGAAACAGCAGACACCGATGTTAATTATGTTCACGGTAACACCGATGGTGCATCAACATACTATGAACACGAAACAGGTCTTAATCAAGTAAAAGCCGGTCAAACATCTGCTATTACTGCAAGTATAGAATCTGGTGATTTTGATATTGGCCAACAAGGATTATCTGGAGATGGTGAGTTTATGATGAAGATAAGAAGAGTCATACCAGATTTTTTAGCACAAACAGGTGATGCTAGAGTTACATTAAATTTAAGAGACTTTCCAAATCAAACACAAGCTAGTTCAACATTAGGTCCATTTACAATTAATAGTAGTACGACCAAAGTAGATACACGGGCAAGAGCTAGATCCATATCTTTAAAAGTAGAAAACACAGGATCGAGTCAGTTTTGGAAATTAGGAACTTTTAGAATAGATATACAACCGGATGGTAGAAGATAATGCCATTAAATAAAAAAGGTAAAAAGATAATGAAATCTATGAAAAAACAATATGGTAAAAAACGTGGTGAACAAGTTTTTTATGCATCATTAAATAAAAAAACAATAAAAGGAGTAAAAAAGAAAAATGGCTAAGATAGTACAATCACTAACACAACCACCTGAAAAATACGATCAAGCAGTATTTTTGTCTTTAGTAAGAGATTTAAATGGTTTGATAGAAAAATTAAATTCAACATTTCAAGAGGAAAAGACAGAAGACAATGATTCGATTGTTTTCTTTTTAGGATAAGTATGGCAAATATCTTTGTAAATAAAAAAGTAGATTTAACTACTGATGCAAATACAACTTTGTATACTGTTCCAACTGCAACCACAGCTATTATAAAATCAATACTAGTATCTGATGATTCTGGTAGTGGAAGTAGTATTACTATAACATTAACTAATACTAGTGATGCTGTGTTTAGTGTTGCTTTTCAAAAAGCAATTTTTGCAAACACACCCACAGAAATATTAACAAATCCATTAGTAGCCGAAGCAGGAGAGATCATAAAAGTGGCGGCTGCCAATGCAAATAGACTGCATGTTATATTGTCAGCTATGCAAGTAACCCCTAGAACGGTGGTAACATAATCTTGATTTACTATCTAAAAGATAGTAAATTGATAGACTCAGGTGAAATTCCTGCCTTTTAAATTAAACACGATATATTATAATTATGATAAATAGAGCAAAAATGCCAAGACAGCTACGTAATAAAGGTGGAATAATGAATGTTGTTCCAAGAACTAATTATTTATTTGGTGGCATTAAAGATAGAGTTAGAAAATTAATACCAAATGAATTAGCAGATGTTGCAGTAAAAGCTGCACCACTTGTTGCACCTTTTTCACCAAAGACTGCAGCTTTAATGAGAGGTATTGGTAGGTTTGATCAAAGAGGTAGTGTAAGTGATGCAATAAAACAAGGTGCCGCTACTTTTGCATTTGGATCAGCAACTAGAAAATTAGGTGGTGCAGAAAGTACTTTTGGAGATTTTGGATTTTCATCACCATTAAGCCCAGAAAGAACACAGGCAGTAGGAAGTTTATTTGAATCTCAACAGGCAGCAGAAACTGCAAAGACAGCTGACGATGCAAGAAAAGGTTTTAAAGGTGTTCAAAAATTATCAGACGCAACAATTGGTAAAGTTCCAATATTAAAAGATTTACCGGATATGGTTAAAGATCAAATAATATTTGGTGGTATCACTAGTGCAGCGTCATACGTGTATGAAAAATTTGTAAAAGAAGAACCACCTCAACAAGAAGGTGAGACTATGGAGCAATATTTGACTAGAAGAAAAGAAAATGTAGGTAGAAAAATGAGAACCTATTTTGATAATTATTTTAGTTTTGACAAAGAATATTCTCAACTAGATGATGCAGGTAGAGATGCATTTGTAGCTAGATACAATCTTAAAAAAGGTAGTATGCCAACAGGTATTATGAGAACAAATAAAGCCGGAGTTATGGAGAGAGATTACAGAGACGAGGGTGGGTTTGTGCCTGTAGGTATTAAAGAAAAAGCAGACGATGTGCCTGCTATGTTATCAAAAAATGAGTTTGTTTTTACAGCAGATGCTGTAAGAGGAGCTGGTAACGGTAGCATTGAAAAAGGGGCACAAAGGATGTATGATACAATGAAAAGGTTAGAAAAAAGGGTAACATAATGGAAGCAGGCGGAAAAATAGAAATAGACGAATCTACTAAAGGAAAAATTAAAATGCTTTTAAAAATTGGTCAAGAACCATCGAGTATTTTAGATTTAGTCCCTGGAGTTACTAAAGAACAAATTAAACAGGTTCAAGACGAAATGAATATGGCAACTGGAGGACGTGCAGGTTATCAAACGGGTGGTATTACAATGGCTAATACACTTGCACAAAATATTGCTCAAAACAGAGCTAATCAACAAAGAATTCAGAATTTATTGCAACAAGCTAGAACTGCAGTATCTAAAGGACAAACACCTCCAATGTTTAAGTTTGAGTATAATGATCCAAGAGTAATGACACCTAGTGCAAAAGCAAAACCTCTCACAAAACAAACTCAAGACACGTTACAAGATTTAAGACAACAACAAACTGATTTAGGTATGATGGAGGATGATTTAATTCCTCAATTTGATGATCAAATACAATTAGGTGGATCAATAGGGCGTATTAATCCTGTGTCAGGAACCTCGTTTGGAACTGGAGAAAAGTTAGAGGCTTTAGAGCAAGGTGTTGCTCAAGATAAAACGTTTGATGAAATACAAGAAGATTTTTCTACTCAACAATTAAATAGACTTACAGATAATTTAAAATTTTCAAGTTTTGCAGATGGTAGAGAAGTGGATCCTGGTATAGGCAGAAACGCTTATAATAATTTATTAAACTTTCTTAAATTTGATTACCCTAATATATTTTCACAATTAACTGGACAAGAAACATTAGCTGAATTGGATCAAATAGCATTAGATGCAGGAAACTTTTCTAAAGGTGGTAGAGCAGGTTTTGCAAATGGTTCAGAAAAAAATATGAAAATGGCCTCTACTCTTGAAAATGAAAAATTATTAGAACAACTTTATGAACAATTTTTAGAAGAAGGTTTTTCTCCAGAAGTAGCTGCAGAAAAAGCAAGAGAAGAATTTAACAGAAGAGATTTTACAGGTGCTCAAGGTGGTAGAGTATTAAAACAAACCGGTGGTATAACAGAATCAAGAACATTACCACCAGAGTTTATAGAGGCAGCACAAAAAACATTTTTAACAGATCTTACAAGACAAGCTGGTATACCTAGTATCACTACAGCAACAACTCAACAACCAGGTGAGACAGCAGAACAGTTTGCACAAAGACAAGCACAAGCGCAACAATTTCAAATCACAAGAGCTGGTATGGCTGAACTTGCACCACAAGTTGCAGCACAAGATCCATTACAAGTGGCAGCATATGCACAAGCTATAGATCCAACAAAAGGTCTTGGTGCTTTTGAACCATTTTTAACAAAAGCTACAACAGCTGCGGATGCAGCATCAGCTCTAACTGGAACAGGAGCAGGCACAGGTCCAGGGTCAATTGCATCTTATACATCACCATTCCAACAACAAGTTATAGACACAACTCTTGCAGAGTTTGATAGACAAAGACAAATAGAACAAAATAGATTAGCAGCATCAGCATTAGGCACACCAGGTGCTTTTGGTGGTGGCCGTGAGGGTGTACAAAGAGCCGAGTTTCAAGCAACAAGCGGCATGAACAGAGCTAGGTTATTAGCAGACTTACAACAAAAAGGATTTCAAAATGCAGCAGCAAGAAGACAACAAGATCTTGCAAATCAACAAGCAATAGCAAATCAACAAAGAGGTCTTGGCGCAGCAGCACAAGACTTTGCAAGAGCTCAAATATCTGGCCTTGGAACTTTAGGTTCAGCACAACAATCACAAACACAAGCAATACTAGACGCACAAAGACAAGCAGCTCAAATGGCAGTAGATGATCCAAGAAGAAGATTATCTATGTTAGGTGCAGGTATTGCACAATTAACGCCAGGAGCAGGAGCTGTTAATATTAGCGAGGCGGCTGCTGAACCAGCTGGAGCTAGTCCGTTAATGAAAGCACTAGGTTTAGGTCTTGCAGGCGCTGATATATACGGAAGAATATTTAAATAATGGCTAAAATTTTAAAGAGACCTATGTTTAGAAGAGGTGGATCAACTAATGATGGTATTATGACTGGTCTTACTGATAGAAAAAAATTTCGAGATAATCCATTACAAAATTTTGATAAGGAACTAACAAGAGAGCAATCAAAAGCAATACAAGATATCATGGAAGAATTAGCTCCCATTAGAAAAACAAGATTACCTCTTGGAGAAGTTGGCCTTGCATTAGCAAGAGGTGTTGATCCTTTAGATGCTTTAGATGCAGGTTATAGAGATTTTATAAAAAGAGATGATGCAAGAAGAGCATTAATAGATAAAAGAAAACAAGCTGCTGTGTCAACTGCTCTGGGAGCACAATTAAATAGAAGAAATCAAAGTGTTTTAGCAGCTGAAAAAAAAGCAAAATTTTTATTACCACCTAACGCATCAGTAGAGGAGATAAGAGCTAAAACTGCTGAAATTATTAAAGCAGAAATGACTGGTAAAACATTTAGTGATACAGCAAATTTTAGAAGAGCTTATGAAAAAAATAAAGATCAAGAAGGAAGAGCTGATAGAGCGTATAATTTAACTGTTTTTGAAGAAATAATATCCCCTAAATTAAGATCAGAAGGTCAAACACCAAAAAGTAAAATTAAATTTAGAGATGGTAAGTATGATACTAAAAATAAAACTCCAGGTATTTACGTAGATGTAGAAAACGGTAAAATAATAAAAATTACAAACGAACTTGAAGCAATAGAAGTACCAGAACTTACAGCGTTATTAAGAAAATAGGAGGTTAGATGGCTAGAGAGATAGATGCACTTGGCTACTTTGACCTTACCCCACAAGAACAAAGTTCAGAAACAAGCGTAATTACAGCAACGATGGCAGGAATAGGATCCGGTGTAATAAAAGTGCCTGAAGGTATTATATCACTTGGTGCAGAGTTAATTGACTTAGGTTTTGATACAGATCTTGCTGTTAAAGTAGAAAAAGCGTTTGATAAGATAAATGTATTTGAAGAAGTAGCAGATGACAGAGCTATTGGTAAAATAGTAGAAACATTAATACAAGTGGGTGTTCCTGGAACTGTTGGTTTTAAATTAGCTAGTGGTGCTGTTAAGGCAAAGAAAGCTGGCAACTACATGAATCCAAAAGGTTTAAATTTGCAACAAGCTACAAAAAAAGCAAATGATTTTAATAAAACATTAGGAAAGAAAAAATTTATTGCTGGAGTTGCAGGTGGTTCTGCAGGTGAAGCTTTTGTTGCAGATGTAGAAGATATAGGAAGTTTTGGTGATGTGTTTGAAGCAGGACCAACACAGTTAGAAGAAACCACTGATGAGGGTGGTAGAGATGATGCATTTAAAAAATTAATGAACAGAACTAAATTTGGTTCTGAGTCTTTGTTAATTACACCTTTTGTATATGGCACAGGCAAAGCAATAAAGGCTGCAGCTACACGTGGTAAAAGAATAGAATTTAGTAACTCTAAATTAGATCAACATTTTAATAAAATTTTTTCTGCAATACGAGCAAGGGGTGCAAAGCCACAAGAAATATTTGAGGCAAAGATGGCAGAAAAAGGTGCAACCATGGCAGACACCAATAGAGCCATGGAGTTAGTAAAAAATATAGATAGACAAGTAGATACCATGTTTCCTACGTTTAAATCTTTATTTGATAAATCAAGCACAAAAAGAAGAACAGATATTTACAAAGAATTAAATGATGTTTTATTTTCTGATAATATAGGTCAAAGAATATCTAATTCTAAATCAGCCACAGTGTATAAATTATTAAAAGATAATGGTGCAACAGATGAGTCTATAAAATCTATATTTGAGTCATTAAATGGTGCAAGAAGAACTTTTACACAACTAATTAATGCATCATCAAATGCACCGAAAGATATAAAAACACTGCAATCACTTATGGGTAACAGAGTAAAAGAATATCTTGGTAACACATATAGAATATTTGAAGATACTTCTATTTTACCTTACATGAGATACACACCTACAGAAGAAGCAATAAATGAAACAAAACAATTTTTTAAAAGATATGCTGCTAAAAATGGTAAAAAACTCAATGATTTTCAAGCACAAACTATGGTTGAAACAATTATTAAAACTGCACAAAAACAAAAAGCTCCACCAAGTTTACCTTTTAAATATGTAAAAAATACAGCCGCAGATGAAGGTCCAGAAATAGATAAATTTTTTAAAAATATATTAACGG